CTTATAATGCAGCTTGCGAAGAATATGACTCTCGTGCAGGTATGCATGGTATTCGATCTTATGAAGAAATTGCTGAAGACGAAGATTTAGATCCAAACGAAGACATTGAAGTAATCGAAGAAATCTATAATCAAGAACGTGAAGATTGGATAGATTATTACGTTGTTCTTACTTCTGAAGATGATGGTATAGATAAAGAAGAACTTATTCTAGACTATATCATAGATGATGAAGAACATTCTGAAGGATAAAGACGGAGTAAAATACAAGTATCCAGGAAGAACTTGTAAAGAGTGTGTAAAAAATCCTTGCTTTACTGGTAAAGAAGTTTTATCTATAGATTTTGCTAAGTATGGTTGTGTGTTGTATGTTAAACGATGACAACTATATTTTGTAAACTTATAGCTAAAGAAACGTGTCCATTAGGATATACTACTTATGTATTTGAATCTTTAGATGATAAACAAGACCAATTTTTGTTATCTAAATATTTAATGTGTATAAGATTTCCTAATTGGGACCATCGTAATTTAGAACTTCAAGAAGAAGGATTTTTAAGTTATAAGATTAATATGGAAGGAGTTGATAAATGGTTTAATGGAAAAGAAATGGTTCCTTATCTATATACTAATATTCAATTTCTCAAGTTTATCAATAAACCTACAATTACTTCCGAAGACATAATAATAGATTAATAATTTTTAAATATATGAATAATGATATAATTTTATGACAGTATTAGGTGATAAGTTTAACGTAGCTGAGGAAACTAAGAGAAATGATGTAAGAACTTTTGTTTGGAAAGGTGCTAAGGAAGAAGTAAATGGTGTTAAAGTTCAGAATGAAATCCGATTGATGGATGCTACTCCTGAACAGTTGCAAAAGTTTTATGATCATTGCCGTTCTATGTTGTATAACACAACAAGTAAAGAACATCCAGGACGTTATGTGTTGTTGAACATGATCAAAGAACAACGTGAAAAATGTAATACTGAGTTATATCTAAGATTCTTAGAAAAAGAAGATTTGCTTAATCATCGTCCTAAGTATCCGAGAATTAACTATTTGCAAGATTTGCGTGCTTCTTTGAATTTGGAAGAAAATAAAAAGAATTGTCCTAAGGAAATGTGGAATCAAGTTCCTATTAAGGCTTTGACTAGTGGTATTCCTGCCGAATTTTCTAATATTCCATTATCTACTGTGGTTGATGGTTGTTTAGATTGTTTGGGTCGTTTTGATAAATCTCATATTACATTGAGTTTTATTCTTAAATTGGGAGTATGGTTCAAACCACAAGAAATGAAGTCTTTGTTGAAGAAAGATGCTAATGGTAAAACCATTGATAGACTTGTAGTTGCTAGAGAATATCTAGGACTTAAGGAAAATGCTAAACTTCGCATTGATCCTGCAGGATTAAATCTTTCTGAATTGGAAGCTATGGTTAAGCTTAAGAGTAAGAAATATTCAGAATTGACTACAGACCAACTTACTATCTTGCGTAATAAGGTATTGTTTAAGTTGGAAGATGAAGTCGAATTTCATATTTCTCAATGGGAAGAACGAATTGAGCAAATCAAGAAAGTGGCTCAAGCTCGTAGCATTGAATTAAAATATGCGTAATTTATTTGAACCTATAACAAGAGACGAACGTCAAAAAGAAGGTGTTATAAAGTGGATTAAGAGTGGCTGTAAAGCTACTCTAGAATATCCCACTGGTACTGGTAAAACCATTACAGCTATTAAAGCTATAAAACAACTACTTAAAAAGTATCCTAATTTTAGAATACTTGTAGTGGTTCCTACTGAAACTTTACAAGAACAATGGAAAAAAGAACTTGCTAAGTTTGATATATTGTTTAATGCAGACGTACAAATCATAAACACTGTTATTAAACATAAATGGGAGTGTGATATTTTAGTAATAGACGAAATACATCGTACTGGTGCTGACGAATTTAGTAAAGTATTTACCAAAGTTAGTTATAGATGTATTATAGGACTTACTGCAACCTTAGAAAGGTTAGATGAAAAACATACAATAATAGAAAAATATTGTCCTGTATGTGATACTATTACATTAGCAGAAGCTTTAGCTAATAAATGGGTATCTGATTATACTGAATATAAAGTTGTATTAGACGTTGATGATATAGATAAATATAAAGAAATGAATAAAGAATTCCAAGAACACTTTTCTTTCTTTGGATTTGATTTTGATTTAGCTATGTCAATGTTAGGTAAAGAAGGTTTTAAAAGAAGACTTGCTTTAAGAGATAAATTATGTCCTAATGGTAGTGCTTCTGACAAAGCAGAAATGTTGAAACAGATTACATACCATTCTACTGCAATGTCTAGGGCTTTACAAGCTCGTAAGAAATTTATTAATACACATCCCGATAAAATTAGACTTACTCAAGAAATAATTAAACATAGACCAAATGCTAAAATTATTACATTTTCTGCTACTGTAGAAATAGCAGAATCTATTGGTATAGGTCATGTTTATTCTGGTAAAGATTCTAAGAAAAAAGGTAGGATGACTATAGAAGAATTTTCTAATGTAGAAACTGGAGTTCTTAATACAGTTAAAAAAGCTGATGAAGGTCTTGATGTAAAAGGATTATCAGTAGCTATTATTTTAGGTATGGATTCTAGTCCAACACGTTCTACACAAAGAAAGGGACGAGTCATTCGTAAAGAAGGTGATAAACACGCTGAAATATTTACTTTTGTTATTAATAATACAGTAGAATCTCAGTGGTTTGAAAAGTCCCATAAAAACGATGTTAACTATATAACTATAGGAGAGAAGGGTTTAATGCAAGTATTAAATGGACAAGAACCAGAACCTTACACTAGACCTATCCCTAAATTAACTTTTAGATTCTAAATGGTACACGAACAAATGGTGGAACTCTCTATATTAGAGAGAATAACGAAAAATCTCGATGAAAACGAGAACTTGTACTTTAACGGTGTTCAATTAGACCCGAAAAAGATTGTGGCTCGATATAATGAGCTTATGAGAGAATTTTTAAAACCGTATGTAATTGATAAAACTCCGAGAGGAGATTAAACTTTTGCAGTGAGAGTTATTAACTATTAATAATTTAAACTGCGTGAATAATTTTAATATCGACTTAGAGATTGAAATTATGGAGAAATATCATCTTTCTCCTAATGAAATTTATCTAACACGAGCTATACTTCTTGCCCAAGAGCATGAAGATTATAAAACATATATTGTGCGTTATATGAGATTACCTGAATCGGCAAGAGGTAGTATGATAGACACGCTACACTCACTGCAAGATAAAGGAATCATTCTCGCATCTTATAAAATTCCTAAAAAAGGAGAAAAATTTGATTTTTTCTCAGTTCCTATTAGTGTAAATGTTAGTAAAACATTTCATAGAGCTGCTTTTGACTTGGGTAAAGAGTTACATGATACTTATCCAATGTTCGGAAATGTTAATGGTTGTACTGTATCTTTAAGAGGATTTGCCAAGAAATTTAATTCTATTGAAGACTTTTATAGATTTTATGGTAAAACCATTAGATGGAATCCAGACGTACATAAAGAAATTATTGAATTAGTAATTTGGGCTAGAGATAATACTCAATTCTTAAATATGACTTTAAGTTCATTTGTTATAGAACACAAATGGGAAGAATTAAAAGCTTTAAAAAATGGAGAATTGATTAATATTAATTATGATACTGTGAAGTTATTATAATGGTTACTAATTCACTAATACACCAAATAACGTTAGGTAGAGAAGGTAAAAATTGGGGATATTCCATGGGATTACCTAAACTTGAAGGTATAGTAGATGGAGTTACTCAGAATACTTATACCTTAGTTTTTAGTCCCACTGGTAGTGGTAAAACTAGTTTAGCACTTTACTCATACATCTATAAACCATTAATGGAACATTTAGATGATGGAAATTTCAGAGTTATTTATTATAGTCTTGAAATGTCTGCTGAATTACTTTTTGCTAAGTTACTAAGTATATATATTTTTGAAACTTATGGAATAGAATTATCTACAAAAGAACTTCTTTCTAAAAAGAAGGATTATATTTTGTCTGAAGAATACTATAACATAGTTAAAGAATGTATGCCTTGGTTACATAAGGTAGAAAAGATAATTACAGTATATGATAAAGCTTTAAATGCTGAAACCTTATATAAATCTTTAAGTACTGAACTTGAGAAAGTTGGAGAATTTAGAGATGAAGGTCCTAGAAAAATTTATATCCCTAACAATGAAGATTTAGTTACTTTGGTTGTAATAGACCACTTATCTTTGGTAAGAAGAAGTTCTGGTCGTTCATTGAAAGAAGAAATGGATTTAATTTCTGCATACTTAGTTACTCTTAGAAATAGATGTAAGATTTCTCCGCTTGTTATTATGCAGGCTAATAGAAACTCTTCCTCTATGGATAGAAGAAAAGAAGGTTTAAATAATCTTACTATTAATGATACTAAAGATACGGGTGCTCCTGCTCAGGATGCTGAAGTTATAGTTTCATTATTCAATCCATACAGAGAACATTTAAACACATATAAAGGATATGAAGTTAAACAACTTGAAAGTAATTTTAGAGTTATTACTGTATTAAAGAATAGATACGGTGAAGCTGATGTCGAAATAGGATGTGCTTTCTACGGAAGAACTGGAGTATTTGCAGAACTTCCTAAACCTAACGAAATATATGATTATGCTAAATATAGTAGTCCTAATTGGCTATTGAATAAAGAAGATGATAATAATGTAAAAGATGAGAAATCTAACAAAAAATCTAATTTAAATTTTATTTTATGAGTCAAATTATTGGCATAGGTGGATTTTCAAATTGTGGAAAAAGTAGTTCTTTAGCAACTCTAGATCCAGAAACTACTTTTATTATTAGTTGCACACCAAAGCAATTAACTATTCCTGGATTTAGAAGAAAATATAAGAAACTTGAAATTGTAGATGGAAAACCAGTAGGTAATTGGTTCTTCAGTAATGACTTTAATCAAGTTACAAAAATTGTAAAAATTGTAGACAAGAAGATGCCTCATATTAAGACTTTGGTAATTGATGATGCAAATTATTTGCTTACTCAAGAATTGATGACCAGAGCTTTGGAAAAAGGATATGACAAGCATACTGAATTAGCAAAGCACTATTATGACTTCATTATTGAAGCTATGACTATGAGAGATGACCTTACTATGGTATTTATTTCTCATATTGTTAATGATGGTACTGATATTGATCCTAA